TGAAAGCACCGTTAAAAACGGTATGCAAAGCGATGAGATGTTAAGCACGTTTGAGTTGCAAATAAAACAATTCAAGCAAATATTAAAAGAGATTGAAGTAGCCGAAGTATTTGATAAGTCCACACTTTCAAAAGAAGTGCCGAATGAAGCGAAGCCAAGCGAAAAAATGAAAACTATAAATGTAAGTGAAATAATTAAAAATCTAAATTTCTAAAAATGGAAGCGAATGAAAAAGCGTTAGTTGACGCAATCAATGCCGAAGTAGGCAAAAAACTAGATGCAGTTAAACAAGCATCACAAGATGAAATTACATCTTTGAAATCTGAATTAGAAGCTGTAAAAGCTGCTAAAGAAGAATTGAAAAACGAAGTAAATGGAGAGATTGTAAAATTAAAAGCGGCTAACGAAGCGGCATCTGTTAAAGCAGAATCTTACAAATCACTTGCTGACTTATTTGTTGATTCTTACAAAGAGATGTTGAAAGAAAACGGTAAGGACAAAATGAAGAAAAAAGGTTTTAGCGCTTCAATGGAAGTTAAAGCTGCTGGCACTATGACTACTGCTAACATCGATGCAGTTGGTACCTCATCTATTCCTTATCAATTAGCGTCTTTCTCAACTGGCTTGGTAACAACTAAGAGAAGAAGACCATTTATTATTGACCTTACTAACTTCGGCAGAACCGATAAGATGTACGTTCAATGGGCTGAAATGGCTAACAATGACCCTAGTACAGCTGGCATGACTGCTGAAGGTGCTGCTAAGACACAAGAGGATTTTGATGTAAACGAAAAATCTGCTAAAGTTGAAAAAGTAACGGCTTACACTAAAGTATCAATGGAGATGTTAGATGACGTAGCTTTCATGGAAGCTGAAATCAGAAATAACTTAATTGAACTTATCGCATTGAAAGCTGATGCTGGTGTATTAAGTGGTAACGGTACAACACCGAACTTGAATGGTATCATCACTCAAGCAACTACCTATGCTGCTGGTTCATTTGCTGGCACTTTCGGTACTTCTGCTAATAACTTCGATGTATTGCGTACTGCAATCAACCAAGTGGAGGCTGCTAACTACTTGCCTAGCGCAATCGTGTTACACCCAACAGATGCTACGTTCATGGAGTTGACTAAAGCGACTGATAATGGATATGTTGCACCATCTTTATTCGTGGTAAACAACGGTATCACTACTTTCGCTGGCATCCCTGTAATTAAAAATACTGGTGTAACTGCTGGTACTTTCTTACTAGGTGATTTCAACCAAGTAAATGTTAGAATGCGTCAAGATGCTACCATTTCAATGGGTCATGACGCGGACGACTTCACTAAAAACTTGATTACTATCTTAGCAGAAATGAGATTGGTTTGCTACATTCCATCTAACAGAACTGCTGCTTTGGTAACTGGTTCTTTCTCAACTGCAAAAACTGCATTGAATGCTTAATTAATCGGGTGAGGGGGTTAAACCTCTCACCCTTTAATATTTAAAAAGATGGCAAAAAAAGTAAAAGAAGAAGTTGTTGAGGTTGTAAATGTTACTCCTATTCAGGGCAACGTATCAATCAAAATAATTAAAGATACCCAACACTTAAAAGTTGGTGAAGTTTACAAAGAGAGCGGTGATATTGCTGCTATCTTAGTAGCCAAAGGAATCGCAGAAATTATTTAAGTCGTTTGTTTGTTTATTGTTTGTTTAGGGGTGGGAGTGATTGCCCACCCTTTTTTTTTAAAGTTAATTATATGGCATCTATCTTAGTTCAAACTACTGACTTTACAGGGCTTTACGCGATAGCGCAAACGACCTATACAACGCCAATACTGCAAGCCTATATTGACGAATTCGAGAAGACTTACATTCGTAAGTTGCTAGGCTTAGAGTTGGGCGATTTGTTTATTGCAAGTGTATCAAGCTATGTGCCTGTTGGCGCTAGATACTTAGCAATCTACAATCCTTTAGCCATTCAAGTAAATGGAATTGAAACGGGCGTATATTTAAACGGGCAAAATAGGGTATCG